GCATCAAAGTCTGTCCTTGCACAGGCAAACATCAAAGATAGTTTCCCTAAAGATTTTTGTGTATACGACCTAAACCAATTTTTGTCTGTACAAGGTCTTTTCAAAGACGGTGAAATTGATTTTACAGATTCAAATATTCTATTCAAATCTGGTAACAGAAAAACAAGTTACAGGATGGCAGCAAAGGAAACTCTTGTTGTCCCTCCAGAAAAAGAACTTGTCATGCCAACAGTTGATGATAGTTTTACATTGAAATCTGATGATTATGATATTCTGATGAAAACTGCTTCAACGCTTTCATCACCACACATTGGCATCATTTCTGATGGTTCAACAATTGAAGTTGTTTCTTTTGATGCAAAAGATGATTCTGCACACACCAATTCTATCGCTGTTGGTGAAGGCAAAGGAAAACAATATAAGATTGTATTCAATATCGAAAATCTCAAAATGATTCCTGGATCATATGATGTTAGTATCTCTTTTAAAGGCATGGTCAACTTTAAGAACAGTAGAGATGACATTCAGTATTGGATTGCATTTGAAAGTAAATTAACAAAGATTGGCGAATAAAGTGGAACCAGTAATCATCGATGATTTTATTCCTTTAATATTTCAAAAGTCCATTTATGAACTATTGTGTGGAGAAGATGTACAATGGAAGTTCTCTAAGTATTCCACATATTCACAACCAACGGATAATCTTTGGAGTATTGATGAACCAACTAAAGAACATATTCAATTTAAACATTATTTTGTAGAGGACAATGTAACAAAAAGTATTTTCTTACCTTATATTGCACCTTTGATTGCTGAATATGAGAGATATGTTGGCAAGGTTACTGGAACAACACGTATCAAAGCAAACCTATTGATGCCTCAAGGTTCTCCAACTTTAGAACCACCTCATGTGGATGATTCTAATCCTGAATCTTACAAAGACGGAGTTTATCTTGGTGGAAGAAAAACACTTCTATACTATGTAAACGGTGGTGATGGTGATACCGTACTCTATAATGAAAAATTTTATGGAGAACCGGTTGGTAGTTTAACCAGAAATCAAGTAATCACACCTCAAAGAGGTCGTGCTGTAATTTTTGATTCGAATCATTTACATTCGGCTTGTTCACCAACAGTTAAGCGGTATCGATTAATTATTAATTGTATATTTGGATAAACTATGACTACAGTACAAACATTATTTGGAAACTTTAATGAAGAACAGTTGAAAACATTAAAAGATGCTATCTCAGAAATCAATTCATCTATGACAAAAATTGATTCAGAGAATGAAGCAATCAAAGATATTGTTGATGGAACATTTGATGCATTAAAAATTCCTAAAAAGATTATTAAGAAGTTAGCTAAGGCACAATACAATCAAAGCATTCAGTCTGAAACTGCTGAGTTCAATGAGTTTGTGGCTTTATTTGAAGGTATGAATGAAGTAAAATGAGTTGTAAATATATTATGGAGAATGTGAATGGAACATCTACTTTGGGTCGAGAAGTATCGGCCAAAAACTATTGAGGAATGTATTCTACCAGATGCATTAAAGAATACCTTTCAAGAATATGTAAATCGAAAAGAAATTCCTAATCTACTATTATCTGGTAGTGCAGGTGTTGGTAAAACTACAGTTGCTCGAGCTTTGTGTGAACAGGTTGGTTGTGATTATATCATTATCAACGGTTCAGATGAATCAGGCATCGATGTTCTACGCACCAAAATCAAAAACTATGCCTCATCTGTTTCACTTATGGGTGGCCGAAAGGTTGTCATTATTGATGAGGCAGACTATCTAAATCCAAACTCAACACAACCTGCAATGCGTGGTGCAATAGAAGAATTTGCATCCAATTGTTCGTTCATCTTTACTTGTAATTTCAAGAATCGTATCATCGATCCAATTCATTCTCGTTGTGCTGTTGTTGATTTCAAGATCAATGGTTGCAAACAGAAAATGGCTACATCATTGATGAAAAGAATTGAACACATTCTAGAACAAGAAAATGTTCAATATGAAAAGTCTGTTCTTGCAGCACTCATCACAAAACACTTTCCTGATAATAGGAGAGTTCTCAATGAACTACAAAGATATTCCGTATCTGGTGTAATCGATAAAGGTATTCTTGGTAGTGTTGCTGATGTTGATTTGTCTAATCTTATTACAGCATTGAAAGGTAAAGATTTTTCATCTGCTCGTAAATGGGTCACCAACAATCTAGATAACGATCCAACAAAACTATATCGTAAACTTTATGAAGGTCTGTATGAAGTTTTGAAACCACAATCCGTACCTCAGTTGGTTTTAATTCTTGCCAAGTATCAATATCAGGCTGCGTTTGTTGCTGACCACGAAATCAACACAACCGCTTGTCTTACAGAAATCATGGTTGATTGTGAGTTTAAATAATGAAAAGAAATATATTTTTTGAAATTCAATATGAGCCCGAAGATTTTCTTCCTTTATTTTTAAAAGAAATTTCTTTAGATAATTTTGAAAAAGTTATAATTAGAGAAGAAACTGCTCAAGGTTTTTTTACTAATAGAAAATTGGCAAATAGAGGAATATATATTTTATATAAAAATGAACAGCCAATTTATGTTGGGTGTTCTGAATCTTCTATTCATAAAAGAATAGGTAGATTTATATCTGGTGTTCGTGGAACAGAAAGGCCTGATGAAAATCATTCTGCTGCATACAAATATATTGATATATTTGGTCGTGATCTGAGCGATATTACAGTTAAAACTATATCAATTTCACCACAAGATTTGCCTGAATATATTAACCTGACAGATATAGAAAATACTTTGATTTACAGTTTAAAACCTTTATTAAATAGTGAAACTCATTATGATTACAAATTTGAAAAAGGTATTAAAATTGTTTCAATAAGTGAAAAAAATGCCAGATTTATTTAAAGAAATCGTACCTGCCATACTACAAACCAAGAAGAATCCGTTTAGGGACGAATTGGATCTAAAGGATTACAATGCTTTTGTCGTTAACCGTTCATTGTCTTACCATATGGATTGTGTACTTTATGCCAATGAAATGAACAAGCATCCGGATCTGTCACCAGATTTACAGTTCCAGTACCTTCTAAATACCATTAGGTCTATGAAACGGAAATTTGAACCGTGGCAGAAATCATCGGCCGACAAGAATCTAGGATATATTAAGACATATTTTGGTTACTCAAATGAGAAGGCCAAAGAAGCCTTGCGTATTCTAAATGATGAGCAGATCGCTGAAATAATAAAAAGAACAGATACAGGCGGAATGAAAAAATCATGATTTCGATTACAGATTTAATAGAAGTGATATTAGATGAAAAAGACGATTTTCTGAAGGTTCGTGAAACGCTTACCAGAATCGGTGTTGCTTCCAAAAAAGACAAAACCCTATACCAGTCTTGCCACATATTACACAAACAAGGCAAGTACTATATCGTACACTTTAAGGAACTGTTTGCTTTAGATGGTAAACCTAATGACATTTCAGAGAATGACTTATCTCGTAGGAATGCCATAGCCAAACTGCTAGAGGACTGGGGTTTGGTGGAAATTGTAGATAGAAAAAAGGTAGAAGATCCACCACCTATATTTCTATCACAGGTAAAGATCATTTCACATAAAGAAAAAGATGACTGGAATTTAGTACCAAAATATAATATTGGTAAAAAACCAGGATCTTATTGACACCTAGTATAAATACTAGTATAGTAAATGGTGCCGTGCCTATTGGGCGGCAATTTTGATTAACTCGCTTAACAAAGGAGAAAACTATGAAAGCGTACCTCAACACGGCTATTGATTCTGTTCAATACGCCAAAACTCAATTCCTTAACACATTTGTAAATGAAGAAACTATTCGTGAGCCACTACAACTTTTTGTAGATGCTCAGGCACAATTTGCTCGTCAGATGGTTCATGCTTCTGATGTGTTTGTTGAATCTGCCACAAAATATGATTACTCCGGTGCTTTTGAAAAAGCATTGAAATCTTACAAATCATTTGCTTAAGGAGATATATTA